AGGACGCCGACCGGTACGTGATAGCCGCTGAGATCGCGCCACAGTTCCAGGGTCGATCAGGGGGAGGGGGAGCTGGCGCTCACCGAGGCCGTTGCACCATCGTTACCCCAGGTCAGCGGCGAGATCAGGCTGGGAAGGGACGCCCTTCGGCTGCCGCGTCCCAGTGATCAGGAGTGAGGGCATCCTCCCCGTGCTCAGCGGCGAAGGACTGGATGCGTCCGAGCGGTGAGTCGGCTGACGCAGGCCCCTCGCTCACGATGCCGCCGAGCATCTGGGCAGCGAACTCCGCGCCGATCTCCTGGGCCGTCTTCTCCTCCATGGGACCAGCGTACCGTGAGCACCGTGGGCGATCCGCTCCAGCTCCTGCACGACGTGCTCGGTGCCGAGGTCATCGAGGTAGCCACGTCGCCGCCTCCCGCCCTGTCGGGTACTGGTGGAGCTCCTGGTCCAGAGGAGATCTCCGAGGCTCGTCAGGAGCTGCACAGCGCCGAGGTGCTGGAAGAGATCCCCGAGCTCCCGGACGATGACGAGGCTTGACGCTCAGCCGTCTTCGTTCACTGCCGGGCGACAGCCCGGACCCAGCCCGCTTCGCTCGCTGAGCCCTTCGCCGCTGCGTGTCTTCGACAGGTGGGGGGCTCCGCCCCCCTACTTCACCTCGCCGTCGAACCTCACTGTGTAGGTGTGAGCCAGGTCACAAGAAGAAGCCCGCAACAAGGCTGAGGGGGTCCGCGTCTCTATAAACGTAGAGGGCTAGCGCCAAGCGAGATGTTGGAGCCTGTCGGCTCCACTTCACGAAGACGAAGTACGTCAGTGCAAGTGGTGGGCCTGTCGGCCCCGCTTGTCGAAGACGTACTTGCACTTGCCTCTACGTAGAGGACAGAGACTGCCCCCGAGTCGACAGCTACGAGCAGCTTGGTGCACGCACCAAGGACGTCGTCGGGGGCTTCAGCTTCCACGTCGGGAGGTGCGCGTGAGCGGATGGCAGAACAGCAACCGGAGGGACAGACTTCCCCCGGACTGGTTCAAGATCCGGGCACGGGTACTTCGGCGAGACGGTCACACATGCACTCACCGCGACGCGAACGGCATCAGATGCACCGACCTCGCAACCGACGTGGACCACATCAAGCCTGGCGATGACCACAGCATGGAGAACCTGCGGGCTCTCTGCTCCTGGCATCACGGGAAGAAGTCCGGCGCTGAAGGCGCAGCCGCGAAGGCTGCGAACTGGCGACGGCAAGACAGGAAGTTCAGGCGGTCGGAAGACCACCCCGGACTTCTCTGAGAACGCGGCTGCTCCTGGGGCCCTCTCCCCCGGTCGAGCGGCTGCTTGGCGTGTTCCCCGTCCTCCTCTCCGGGTCGAGCGCGCCTCGCCCCCTGGCCGAACTACCAGGGGGCTTGACTTCGATGGAAGGCGGTAACCAGTGAGCATCTGGACCTGGCTCTGGATCGGCTGGCTCGCAGCCTTCCTGGGCATCGAGGGCGTCGCCCTGTTCAACAAGAGCAAGGACGACACCCTCTCCGAGCACGTCTGGAAGTGGTTCGGCACCTCGAAGCTGGAGAAGCCCTCGGGCTGGGTCCGGCTGCGGCGCTTCACCCTCCTCGCCTTCATGGCGTGGCTGTCGGTGCACTTCCTGACGGGCGGCATCTTCTGATGTGGGACCGGCGTGCGTACGTCGAGGCCGTCAAGGACGGCGACACCCTGGAGGTGCGGCTCGACCAGGGCTTCGGTGACACGAAGACCCTGGCGCTGCGCCTCTACTCCACGTTCGCTCCCGAGCACGACGAGCCGGGCGGCAAGGAGACCCGCGACTTCGTCCTGGACTGGCTGAACCACGCCGATCCGGACGGCGACGAGTGGCCCTTCGTGGTCACCACGGTGCGGATCAAGTCCGGCGCACATGAGGTGACCACCCTCGGGCGCTACGTCGGCATCCTGCACGACGTCGAGGGGCGCTGCCTCAACGACGACATCAACGACTTCGTAGCCAAGAAGGGCTACGGACGCGGCATCGGTAGCAAGTAGGAGGTGAGCCAGGTGCCAGGACCCGTACCCAACCGAGAAGCCGACCTGGCTCGCCCCCGCGAGCGCAAGGGGTCGGACGTTCAGCCCGTGACCCGAGGCGAGATGCGGCCCACGAAGATCCCGAACGCGGATCGAGAGTGGCACCCCATCGCCCGGCGTCTGTGGGACTCCCTGAAGACGTCCGGCCAAGCCGACTTCTACCAGAACAGCGACTGGGCCTTCGCCTACTCGCTGTGTGAAGACCTCTCCGTCTACAAGAAGTCGGGGAAGCGCAGCGGCCAGATGCTCCAGACCATCTACTCCAGCTTCGAGCGACTGCTCGTTGCGGAGGGCGACCGACGTCGTGTCCGCATCGAACTGCATGAGCCCGAGGACGAGGGAGACACCGCGTCCGTGGTCGCCATCGCCGACTACAAGAAGGAGCTGGGGCTCGCCGAGTAACGGAGGTGAGCCTCATGATGGCCAAGCCGGTCATGACGACCGAGGAGATCGAAGCCCTCGAACCGGAGTTCCACGGTCCTACGTGGATGCGGAACGAGGACGGCTCCTGGGTCCTGCCCGAGCGCACGCTCGGCTGGCAGATCGCAGGCTGGTGCGCTGAGTACCTGAACGCCGAGAACGGCGGTCCCTGGCGGTTCACGAAGGAGCAGCTTCGCTTCGTCCTGTGGTGGTACGCCATGGACGAGACGGGTCGCTTCGTGTACCGCAAGGGCGTACTCCAGCGCCTGAAGGGCTGGGGCAAGGACCCGCTCCTCGCCGTGATCTGCCTGGTCGAGTTCGTCGGGCCGTCGCGCTTCTCCCACTGGGATGCCAACGGTGACCCTGTCGGCGTACCTCACCCGCAGGCGTGGGTGCAGATCGCTGCCGTGTCTCGGGATCAGACCCGGAACACGATGACTCTGATGCCGTCGCTCATGTCGGACAAGCTCATCAACACCTACGGCATCAAGGCCGGGGCCGAGCTGATCCGAGCGAACGGCGGACGTCAACGGCTCGAAGCCGTGACCTCCAGCTTCCGTGCTCTTGAAGGTGGCCGGTCCACCTTCGTCGTGCTGAACGAGACCCATCACTGGGTCCGAGGCAACAACGGCGACAAGATGTACGAGACGATCGACGGTAACGCGACCAAGAAGGACGCGCGCTACCTGGCGATCACCAACGCCTACCTGCCCGGCGAGGACTCTGTCGCTGAGCGGATGCGGGAAGCGTTCGAGAAGATCCGCGAGGGTCGAGCTCTGGACATCGGCTTCCTGTACGACTCGATCGAGGCGCACCCGAAGACACCCCTCTCCCCCGAGGCGCTGCGCATCGTCCTCCCCAAGATCCGGGGAGACGCGATCTGGCTGAAGGTGGAGACCATCATCCAGTCCGTGCTCGACACGACGCTCTCCGCGAGCCGGTCTCGACGCATGTGGCTCAACCAGATCGTGGCTGAGGAAGACGCCCTCTACGGCCCTGCCGAGTGGGACGTGCTCCGCGACGAGCGCCTGACACTGAAGCCCGGTGACGAGATCACCCTGGGCTTCGACGGTGGCAAGACCGACGACGCAACCGCCCTGGTGGCGGTCCGCGTCAAGGACATGGCCTCGTTCGTGCTCGGGATCTGGGAGAAGCCAGACGGTCAGGCCGGTGACGGGTGGATCGTGCCTCGCGCTGCCGTCGACTCGGCGGTGCACGACGCCTTCCAGACCTTCACGGTCGTCGGCTTCTTCGCCGACGTCGCCCTCTGGGAGTCCTACATCTCCGAGTGGGATGACGCCTACGGCGAGAGCCTGTCGGTCAAGTCCCCCCTCGGGAAGGACTCGATCGGCTGGGACATGCGTGCGTCGCAGAAGACGTCGACCATGGCCCACGAACGCCTGATGCGCTCGGTCTTCGACAAGAAGCTGAAGCACGACGGTGACCTGACCCTGCGACGCCACGCCCTCAACGCGCGCCGGGCGACGAACAACTACGGCATCGGCTTCCGCAAGGAGAGCAAGGACTCTCCTCGCAAGGTCGACGCCTACGCCGCCCTGATGCTGGCGCATGAGGCGCTGGTCGAGCTCCGAGCTCGCGGCAAGAAGACCAAGAAGCGGACCGGTCGCGGGTACTTCCTGTGACAGTGAGACCAACGGAAGGACGGTGGGCCTGTGGCTGACACCTCCCCGGCGTCGCTGGCCAAGCAGCTCCTCGCGATCCTTCATCGGGACGGCGACCGGCTGCGACGCATCGACGCCTACAACCAGGGCAAGCATGACGACCCCTACATGCCGCCCCAGGCGGACGACGAGTACCGGCTACTGGCCCGGAGGGCAGTGTCCAACTGGATGCCCCTCCTGGTCGGCACACCGGCTCAGGCTCTGTACGTCGATGGCTTCCGTCGAGGACAACTCGGCGAGACCATCGCAACTTCCGAGCCTGAGTCCGCGTCTCTGGAGTGGAAGCACTGGCAGCGGTCGCGGCTCGACGCCCGGCAGTCTGCGGTGTACCGGGGCGCGCTGGCCTTCGGTCACAGCTTCACGCTGACCGAGAAGACCAAGAAGGGCGTCATCACCAAGGGCCTGTCGGCCATGCGGACCGCTGCCCTGTTCGAGGACCCGGCGAACGACGACACGCCCTACGCGGCGTTGACCGTCACGGCCTGGGCCAAGGATGACGTCCCCGGCAAGGCTCGCCTGTTCGACGGCAAGTCCGAGTACCAGGTCACCTTCAAGTCCCTCTCGGACCTGAAGGGTGTGACAGTGGGTGCGGGCAAGCGTCACGGCGCGAGCGAGTGTCCGGTCACCCGGTTCGCTGCGTCGGTCGACCTCGAAGGCCGTACGACCGGCGTGATCGAGCCGATGATCGCGCTTCAGAACCGCATCAACCAGACCATCTTCGATCTCCTGGTCGCCCAGACGTACACCTCGCATGAGGTGCGGTACGCGACCGGCATGGCCCCTCCCATCGAGCGGGACGAGAACGGCGATCCGGTCCTGGATGAGAACGGCCAGCCCAAGGCCATCCCGATGAACCACAACTCCCGGCGCTTCCTGTTCGCCGAGGACGCGGACGTGAAGTTCGGCTCACTGCCGGGCGGTCCGATCGGTGGCCTCATCGAGTCCGTCGACATGAGCATCCGACACCTCGCGGCTGTCTCTCAGACGCCGCCGCACCACCTGCTGGGTCAGATCGCGAACCTCTCTGCTGAGGCTCTGCTCGCTGCCGAGACTGCGCTGTCGCGCAAGATCGCGGAGTTCCGGGCGTCCTTCGGTGAGAGCTGGGAGCGCGTGATGCGCCTGGCTGGGGAGATGGAGGGCGACATCACCTCTGCTGAGGACTTCGCTGGCGAGGTCATCTGGCGGGACATGGAGCAGCGTTCGCTGGCTCAGGCCGCTGACGCTCTCGGCAAGCTGAAGGAACAGCTCGGCATCCCTGCCCGTGGTCTGTGGAAGCGCGTGCCTGGGGTCACCCAGACCGAGCTCGAAGACTGGGAGTCGATGCGCGAGGACGATGACCCCATCGGTCAGCTCGCCTCCTCGATCACCCGTGCAACCCCTGACCCGACGCCGATCTCCGCTACCCCGGAGGTGGCTGTCGAGTGACGACTGCTTCTCGCGCCAAGGAGGCCGAGGAAGCAAGCGTCGCGTTCCAGATCGCTCTCACCCAGATCGGCGTGAAGACGGTCGAGGAAGCACTGAAGTTGTGGGCCGAGGTCCCCGTTACCGCGCGGGCCTCGACCTCCAACTCCTGGCTGAAGAAGGCCATCACGATGGTGATGACCAGGCGGCGCATGAGCCGCGACCTGGCCAGGGCGTACTACCGGCTGGCCCGCGCACTGCGGACCGGCACGACCGTCGCTGATCCGTACCACCCCGAGCCCACCTACGTGACGCTCGACTCCCTACGTCGTGAGTTCGCCTCCCTGGCTGGAGGCTCTGAGCAGCCCCAGGAGGGCCGCACAGAGTCGGCCCCTACCGAGGAGACCAGCTCCGACTCCCAGCCCGCTCAGCCCCCCAAGGCGGACGGCCCTGACGCTCCTGCGGACGAAGACTCCGAGGACGCAGAGGCCGACCGCATCTTGGTCGAGGAGCTGGAGCGGCTGAAGGAGGACGAGGAACGGATCGAGCGCGAGGCAGAGGCCGAGCTGAGGGAAGCCCTTCAGAACCTCGGACCCAACAACCTCGCGAAGAAGCAGCGCGACATCGACCCCGAGGCACCGGCCAAGGACGTGGACAGGCTCCGCGACGAGGCCCATGCCCAGGCTGGTGCTCGGCAAGCTGCGGCTGCGGAGCGCATCGCCATGAACGGCGGGCGCTCGACGGTCTGGAACCACGCTCAGCGCGACAAGCGAGCCATCGGCTACGTCCGACTCTCGCGCACCGGAACCCCCTGTGGGTGGTGCGCGATGTTGATCTCTCGCGGTGCTGTCTACAAGTCCAAGCACTCGGCTGAGTCCCGTGCTGGCGTCGCCAACTTCGGCGACGGAGACAAGTACCACGACAACTGCCACTGCTACGCGGAGCCCGTGTTCTCCCCGGAGCAGTACCGCGACTCCCCCCTGTACGCCGTGAACCGGCGTTACGAGGAGTTGTGGCCCCAGGTGACCAAGGGACTCGGCGGCAAGTCCGCGATCTCCGCCTGGCGGCGCTTCATCCGCACGGAACAGCAAGCCGCTGCCCAGGAGGCGCGGCGATCCACAACGAGCGTCCAGGAGGCGTAACCGCATGAGCACCCCGACCGAGACCCAGACCCCCGGCTCCACCCCGGTGACCGAGGAGAAGCCCGCTGAGGGCACCGCTCCTGAGTCGCCGTCGACCCCGAGCACCGAGGAGAAGCCCGCTGAGGGCGTCACTCCGGAGGCCAAGCCCGAGGACGAGCTGCCCGAGTGGGCACGCAAGGAGCTGACCAAGGTCCGAGGTGAAGCCGCGAACTACCGCACCAAGCTGCGGGAAGCCGAGGCGTCCCTCCAGAACGCGAAGACCCCCGAGGAGTTCGAGGCCGCAAGGTCCGAGCTCTCCACCCGGATCGCCGAGCTGGAGCACCAGGTCGTGGTGACTGCGGTTGCGCGCAAGTACGAGCTCCCCGACGAGCTCATCCCCCTCCTGAAGGGCGACAGCGAGGAGGCGCTGGAGGCGGTCGCGAAGACCCTCTCCAAGTACGCCGTCACGCCTGCGCCTGAGTCGCTGGGCGGCGGTCTGACGCCGTCCGACGACGACGACGACGAGATGGACCCGCGCAAGCTCGCGCGCCGTACACGACGTCGCTGACGCACCCAGAACACCTACCCATCCCCCAGCCCTCGGTCGCACTGACCGGGGGCTTCGTCACACCTGGAGGACACACCAGTGGCTGAACACCAGATCGTCAAGCCCGAGAAGCTCGCCGCGACTGCGGTCGGGATGCTGGAGCAGGAGCTCGTCATCCCCAACCTGTTCCAGAAGGAGGGCATCGACCAGTTCAAGGGCGCGGACAACGACACCGTCTCCGTCAAGGTCGAGGGCGTCCTGCCGTTCCACGACTACGCCTTCCGCAACGACCGCTCCGCGCCCATCGTCTTCGATGAGTACAAGGAGCGGAAGATCGCTGTCACCTTCGGTGGCAACGTGTACTCCGCCGTCAAGGTGACCGACGAGCAGAACGACTTCGACCTGGACGACTGGGGCAAGCTGCTCCGTCCGCAGGTCAAGGCCGTTGGCCGTGGTCTCCAGCGTCGTGCGGTCGGCACCCTGCTCGGCCAGGACTACGCCGTCACCATCGGTGGCGCTGAGGCGAACCTGCGCGGCGCGATCATCGAGGCGCGTCGGGTCCTGAACAAGCTCAACGTCCCGGACGACCAGCGGTACCTGCTCGTCGGCTCGGACTTCGAGAGCGCCCTGCTCTCGGACGACAAGCTCAACCTCGCCCAGAACGTGGGCGACAGCGAGGCCGAGTCCGCGCTCCAGACCGCGACGATCACGAACCGCTTCGGCTTCAAGATCGTGGTCGACCAGACCATCCCGTCCGACGCCGCGTTCGCCTTCGCTGGCTCCGCGTTCGTCTTCCTGTCGGGTGCCCCGAGCGTCCCGCAGTCGGTGCCCTACGGCGCGACCCAGTCCTTCGAGGGCATCGCCCTCCGGTGGGTCCGCGACTACGACCCGACCTACATGCAGGACCGCTCCGTCGTGAACACCTACGCGGGCTTCCGCGCGGTGACCGACGTGCTGCTCGGCTGGGACGAGGCCAACCACAAGGAGATCGTGAGCGCGGGCGAGCACTTCGTCCGTGGCATCAAGCTCACCCTCGGTGGCGCGTCCGAGTACCCGGCTGTCGGCTCGGAGCTCCAGACCATCACCGGTCTGACCGAGCGTCCGATCGTGGCCGACCCGGCTGCCTGATCCCGCTGACGGAGGGGGCTGGCTCACTTCGAGCTGGCCCCCTCTGTTCGTCCTCGCGAAGGAGTGACCGATGGCCTACGCCACGATGGAAGACCTGAAGGCTCGCCTCGACTGGGAGCTGGACGAGGACGAGGAGCGGATCGCAGGCGGGGCGCTGGAAGACGCCTCGGACCTCGCTGCCCACTACGGCAGAGAGTGGCCCGAGACCACAGCCCCTCGCCTGGTTCGGACCCTGGTCCTGAAGGCCGCGTCGCGGTACATGAAGAACCCGGACGGCTACATCCAGTCCCGTGCAGGCGACGAGACGCTGGGCTGGAACGACAAGGCTGGCGAGAACGCTGGCACTGTCTACTTCACGGACGAGGAGCAGAAGCTCCTGATCTCCCTGGCTGGCAAGAAGCCCGGCCTGGTGAGCGTTCCGATCTCCGCCTGGAACAGCAAGATCCGTCACCGCGATGCCGGTGGCCTGGTGCCCGTCGACTACGGGGGCGACCCCTTCCCGCTCTACGGCGATGAGGTGAGTCCCTGGTGAGCTCGATGCAGCGCAGGCGTGGACAGAAGGCCAAGATCTGGAAGACCAAGCTGGTCGAGGACCGGCGCGGGAACAAGCTCCAGACGGCAACGCAGGACGGACCGCATGAGGTTCGAGCCGCGTTCATCCCGCAGCGGTCCGGCAAGGCCGAGGTGCCTGGTCAGCAACTGATCAACGTCACCCGGATGATCGTCGCCGCCGACCTCGAAGACGTGACCCTCTGGTCCCGAGTCGAGTACATGGGCAAGACGTGGGACATCGTCACACCGCCCGCGTACCACCACGGCCCTCGGAAGACCAGGCACTGGTCGATCGACATCCGAGAGAGGACGTGACGTGGCTGAGATCAAGCACAACATCGGGCGAGTCCCGATCGAAGACTTCATCGCTCGGAACGACGGCGTCGTTCATGAGCTCGACAACCGCACCTTCGAGATCGCAGTCCGAGCCGAGGCCCTGCTCCTGGAGCACCGCCTCGAAGGCGACGCCTCCATCGACGTCGAGCGCGGCAAGTACGACCGCTACGTGGTCCTGTCCGACGAGGCGGGCCAGAAGCACGCACTGTCCATCGAGTACGGACGCGCGGCTGGCGAGAAGGAAGTCCGTGACCCGAAGACCGGCGAGACGAACACCGTCTCCTGGGGCGCGATGGACGGGCTCTACATCCTCGCCACTGCGAGCAACCTCCCGAAGAAGCGGAAGGGCAAGGTGCATCTCGACTGATGGCTGGACTCCCGGACCACATCAAGGGTCTGGCGGAGATGAGCCCGGTCGAAGACCTGCTCCTGTCCGTGCTTCGCGAGGGGCTGCCTGGCATCCAGGTCAAGTCCCTGATCGAGGCGCACCAGACCTTCCCCCTCGTACTCGCTCGTCGCACCGCAACCTTCGGGGAGTGGGGCGGCGACACTCGCTTCACCGACGCGGCGCAGGTGGTCGTTCACACCTTCTGCGAAGACCCTGACGGTGACGAGGACGCGGCCATCCTCTCCGAGGCTGTACGTGTCGTCCTTCGCGACGCCTGGCTCAGCCAGAAGGTCGTCCCCGGACGTGGCCACTTCACGAAGGTGGAGCTCACGTCCGCACCACGGCGAGTCACCGACTGGGCAACAGCCGCAGGGCCTGTCCAGTACGCCGACCTGCCTACGGGCGTGTGGCGCTACGAGTCGATCTACCAGATCAGCATCCGCAAGCCACGCTCCCGGCCCTACCCATCCCTGACCCCCTGAGCAAGGAGTACACACAGTGCCTCTGAACGACGACGCCACTCTCGTCATCGGTAGTGGTAACTACCTGACCGCGCCGGTCGGTACCGACATCCCCGCCGACCTCCTGTCCCCGAACAGCCCGTGGATCAACACCGGCCACACCTCGCTGGAGGACATCTTCAGCATCTCGTCCGAGGGCGGCGAGGCCACCGTCATCGGCACGCTCCAGAACAAGAGCCTGCGGACGAAGTACTCGGCCCGTACCGAGACGATGACCTTCACGCTCCAGCAGTTCGATGAGGCTGGGCTGAAGCTGTACTACGGCTCGAACGCCCCGATCCTCCCGGACGGCAGCGTCGGTGTCCCGACCGACCCGACCCCCACGGTGGCCGCGTTCCTCGCGATCTTCGTGGACGGCGACAACGTCTTCGCGTTCTACGCGCCGAAGGCGGAGATCTACCGTGCCGACGACCTGTCCCTCGCGGACACCGAGTCGCTGGCCGGTCTGCCGCTCGGCGTCAAGCCGATGGCCTACGGCAACAACGCCTGGACCTACGCGGTCACCCCGCTCGGCGCTGTGCCGGACGCTGGCTGATCTCAGCCGATCAAGTAACTCCCCGGTGTGCAAGTGAGTGCGGACCCGCTTGCACACCGGGGGCTCACCCGAGCCCCCACTTCGTAGGTCCGCAACCCATCCCGTTCCACTCAACTTGGAGGTCCGCACCCCATGGCCAGCTTCTCTCTCGATGACATCCGTTCCGCCGCTGAGGCGAAGTACGGTTCCACCGACATCAACTTCGGCGACGACGTCTGCCGACTGCTCAACCCCCTGCGCCTCTCGAAGGAGAAGCGTGCGGAGCTCATGAACATCCAGAGCAAGCTGGACGGCGAGGACGTCGACCAGGAGCAGGTGCTCCAGGACGCGATCCGCCTGGTGGCCGAGTCCCCGAAGGCGGCTGAGAAGCTGCTCGGCGCGATCGGTGACGACCTCGCAGTCCTGGCCCAGATCTTCGAGACCTACGGCGAGGGGACTCAGGCGGGGGAAGCCTGAGCCTCGCCAAGCTCGTAGACGACTACGGCGAAGGCATCTACCCCGACCTGCTGCACTACTACGGAGTTGATCTCCGAGAGGTGATCGCAGGTCGGGGTCCTTCGCCGTCTCTCGTCCTCTTGCTGGTGCAGAGGCTCCCTGACACGTCGCTCACCATCGCCCTCGCGTCGGGCGGACGTGAGCACTTCGGCTGGGGCATGGACAGACACATGACCGCCGATCTCTACGACGCGCTGAACCAGAACACGCGGGCGACTGGTCAGTGGGGGAAGAAGGGTGCGCCCAAGATCCCCGAGTACCCGCGACCCAAGGCCAAGAAGAAGGACGAGAGCAAGAAGAAGTTCAAGTCCGTGGCCGACATCTACAAGGCGTTCTCCAGGAGGTAGCAAGTGGCAGGTTCACCAGGCGGGCAGGTGATCGGGCGCGTCTCGGTCAAGGTCTTGCCGGACACCTCGAACTTCCGCCGAGAAGCCGAGAAGGCGCTCAACAAGATCGAGAAGACGCTGAAGCTCAGCGTGGCCACCAAGGTGGACATGAGCGGCGCGTCGCGAGAGTTCCTGACCGAGCTGCGCAAGATCAACCAGCGCAACCGGAACATGGACTCCCGCAAGATCAGGTTCCACACGACGATCTCGACAGACGGCATGACCGAGGCGATCACCGTCGCCCGTCGCCGCCTCCAGCAGAAGGCCGACCAGAACAAGATCAAGTTCAAGGTCGACGGCGCTGAGGTGGCTGGCCAGGTCAAGCTGGAGCTCGACCAGGCGGCTGCCGACAAGGTGGCTCGCGACCTGAAGGACTGGGCCAAGAACCACAGCCCGATCAAGATCAAGGTCGAGCCCGACTGGAGCTCCACTGGAGCTGCCGTCACGTCTGCCCGCATGGCCGTACTCACCCGGCCTCGCACCGTGTCGATCATCCCGAACCTGAACAACGCAGCCGTCGCGAAGGTGGGTGCAGCTCTGGCTGCCCTGTCCGGTGCGCGCGTGCTCAACTCGATGTTCGAGAAGCTGGGCAACACTCTGCGCAACCTCGACAAGTCCGTCCCGATCATCGGCTCCCTGGCTACCGCCATCGCCGGTCTCGGTGCACTGGGCCTGACATCTGCGAGCAACCTGTTCGCCTTGTCGTCGTCGCTTGCGCAGATCGGTCCAGCAGCCCTCTTGCTTCCCGGCCTGTTCGGCGGTCTCGCAGTAGGACTCGGCGCTTCGTTCGCCGCGTTCAAGGACTTCAACAAGATCCTGCCCGAGGTCAAGACCCAGCTCTCGGCGTTGCAGGACACCATCTCCTCGAACTTCTGGGAGAAGGCCAAGGCTCCGATCAAGGACCTGGTCGACGGGCTTCTGCCCGAGCTCACGGCTGGCTTCGCCAAGACCTCGACTCAGCTCGGTGGTTTCTTCGGCTCGCTGGCTACGCACCTGAAGGGCGCGCTCGACCCGGCGCTCGGCCAGATGTTCACCGACCTCTCCGCGTCCATCTCGGAGACGACCAAGCACACGGGCGCGATGGCCAACATCATCGCCGTCCTGGGCAAGGTGGGTACCTCGTACCTGCCCGAGCTCGCGAAGTGGTTCGGCGATCTGACCGAGCGGTTCTCCAAGTTCCTCTCGAAGAACGAGGAGAGCGGCCAGCTCACCGACTGGATCGACACCGCCATCCAGAACATCAAGGAGCTCGGCGGGGTCATCTCGAACCTGTTCGGGATCTTCGCCGGTCTGGGTCGCGCTGCTCAGGAGGCTGGCGGCTCCACGCTCGCCATGCTGAACGACACGCTGGAGCGCATCCACAAGACGGTGGACAGCCCCGGCTTCCAGAACGGACTGGTCGGCGTCTTCAAGGCGGCTCACACCGCGATGCAGACCCTGGCCGACACCGCTGGTCCGGCTGTCGAGAACCTGTTCATCAAGCTGTCCAGCCTGCTCACCACGATCCTGCCGCAGGTCGGCACGATCCTCGGTACGGCGATGAAGGCCATCGCCAACGCGCTCGCACAGCCCGCTGTGTCCGAGGGCATCAAGGCCATGTTCGACGGCATCCTGAAGGCGGTCACGGCTCTCGCTCCCGCGATGGGTCCGGTCGGCAAGGCCCTCGGTGCGCTGATGCAGGTTGTCGGCGCGATGCTCACGGCCTTCGGTCCGCTGATCGCTGCGGTGCTGACGCCTCTGGCCAACGCCTTCGCCCAGCTCGCTCCGAAGATCATCCCGATCATCCAGCTCCTGTCCGGCGCTCTGCTCCAGGCAGTGAAGATGATCGCTCCGATCCTCATGCAGATGGTGCCGGTCATCGGCCAGGCTCTGGCTGGTGCCTTCAAGGCGCTCCAGGGTGTGCTGCCTGGGATCATGACCTCCTTCGGTCAGATCCTCGCTGCGGTGATGCCGCTCGTCGGCGCACTGATCGGTGCACTCGCTCCGATCCTTCCGGTCATCGCTTCCCTGTTCGGGACGATCATGGCTGCCCTGGCCCCCCTGGTGCAGGTCATCGCTTCGGCGCTGGCTCCGCTCCTGCCGGTCCTCGGTGCTGCGATCGGCACGATCCTCACGGCGCTCCAGCCGGTCGTGGCTCTGGTCCTGAACATCATCTCGGCAGTCCTCACGCCGCTGATCCAGGTGCTGACCCCGATCATCCAGGGTCTGCTGCCTCCGCTGGCCGACGCGATCTCGCGTCTGTTCGCTGCGCTTCAGCCGATCCTCCAGGTGCTCCTGGTCATCGTGAACGTCCTGATGACGGTGCTCGCACCGGCCATCGGCTTCATCGTGGGCATCCTCGGTGGCGCGCTGATCGGCGTGATCAACGGTGTCTCCCTGGTCCTCGAAGGACTGAAGGAGTTCTTCGTCGGAGTCTTCGACTACATCGTCGGCTTCTTCAAGATCTGGTTCGGCATCTTCAAGGGCATCTTCACCGGCAACTGGTCGACGTTCTTCGACGGCTGGAAGCAGCTCTGGAACGGCATCAAGGGGATGCTGAAGGGCGTCTGGGATGCCATCCTCGGCGCGCTCGAAGTCTGGCTGAACTGGGGCATCCTCGGTGCAGCGAAGAAGGCGTTCACCGCGCTGAAGGGTCTGTTCACCGCTGTCTGGGCTGGCATCAAGACCGCCTGCTCGGTCGCGTGGATCGGCATCAAGGCTGCCTTCTCGGGGTTCATGTCTGCGATGCGGACGACGCCCATGAAGGCGCTCGACTCGATCAAGGCCCTGTTCTCGAACACCTGGGCTTCGATCAAGGGCGCGGCCTCGTTCGCATGGTCGTACATCAAGTCCGCGTTCACGACCGGCGTGACCAACTGCGTCAACGTCGTGAAGGGTCTGCCCGGCAAGGCGAAGGCGGCGCTCGGTGCCATCGGCTCCGCGCTCTACAACGCCGGTGTCGAGATGATCAAGGGCTTCATCAACGGCATCAGCTCGATGATCGGTTCGGTCAAGTCGAAGCTCAAGGGCCTGACCGACATGATCCCGGACTGGAAGGGTCCGCTCCCCAAGGACAAGGTTCTGCTGTACGGGGCGGGCAAGGCGATCATCGCCGGTCTGATCAAGGGCCTGGAGTCCCAGTTCGCCAACGTCAAGAAGGTGCTGGGCTCACTGACCAGCCAGATCGGCAAGGCCAAGCTCAGCAAGGGTCTGACCGCTCACCTGAAGTCGCAGAAGTCGCAGCTCGACACGCTCCTGAAGTCCTGGGAGAAGATCGACGCCAAGATCGACGCGGCCAAGAAGAAGCTCGCGGACCTGAAGACGGCCAAGGCCGACTACGCCGCAGGCGTGGCCCAGAAGATCGTTGACGCTGCCGACATCACGAACATGGAAGGCGGCTTCGCTGGGATCATCACGTCGCTGAAGATGCAGGTCGAACAGGCCAAGCACTTCGCCGACGTCCTGGCCAAGCTGAAGAAGCTGGGCCTGAACAGCGAGATGTTCGACCAGCTCGCGCAGGCTGGACCCGAGGCTGGCATGGCTGCGGCTGAGGCTCTGGCCAACGCTGGCAAGGCTGGCGTGGACGAGGTCAACAACCTGGAGAAGCAGCTCGCCTCTGCCGCTGGCAAGGTCGGAGCTACCGCCTCCCAGGTGATGTACGACAACGGCATCCACATGGCCGAGGGTCTGCTGAAGGGTCTGGAGAAGAACGCAGACAAGATCGAGAACCAGATGCTGAAGATCGCCGAGTCGATGACGAAGGCGATCAAGAAGGCACTGGGCATCCACTCCCCCTCGCGGGTGATGAAGGCGATCGGCGTCTGGGTCGGCAAGGGCCTGAGCAACGGTCTCGACAAGGGGCGCTCCGGTGTCCTCTCCACGATGAAGGCCATGGCGCTCGACGTCTCTGGCTACGACATCCAGCCGCCTGCGGTGGCTCAGCTCGACGTCTCGTCTGCGGTCGCTTCGGCGGTCGACGGCAACGCGGCGGGCGGTGTCACGAAGGTACTCAACTACTACGCGGCTCCGGGCTCGTCTCTCTCCTCCGAGGAAGACCTGTTCGCCGCGTCGAACCGAGCAAGGATGGTGGGCTGGTAACGATGGCGAAGCTCCTCTTGGAGAACGCCCTGGACTCCTTGTCCCTCAACGGGGTCGAGGATGAAGGCAGGGGGGTGCAGGCAACGACTGGCGTGTCCGGTCTGGGCCTGCCCCCCGTGTCTGTCCAGTGGCTGGAAGGCGCGGGCGACGGTGCGATGTACCGACGCACCCGCGTCCTGGCGCGGGACATCGACATCCCGCTGGACATCGTCGGCACTGACCGCGATGACCTGAAGTCGATCCTCTCCCGGCTGGCTCGGATGCTGGCCGGGCCATGCACGCTGCGGCTGGTCGAGGACGACGGTTCCGACTGGTCCACCGATGTGGTCCGGGTCGGGGGCGGCGAGTACGCCTACGGCACGGACACCACCGGCAACCGGGACGTCCAGACGGTGATCACGCTTCGCGCGGGTGATCCGTACTGGACGTCCTCGGTGACCACCACACAGCAGATCGGCGGCACCACCACCGCAGGTTCGTTCGTGTCCGGCTTCATGTCCATGCCGGTGGCCTCCTCGCAGGCGATCGGCGAGATCACGCTGGAGAACACGGGCGACGTTGCGGTCTACCCCGTCTGGACCATCTTCGGTCCGGGCGACAACTTCAAGGCGATCTCCCCCACGGGAGAGACCTTGTACTGGAAGGGCACGCTCGCGGCTGGCGAGAAGCTGATCGTGGATGCGCGCTACGGCACCGTCAAGGACGGGACCGGCGCGAACCGCTACTCGCTCCTCGACACGGCCCCGAGGTTCTGGGCGATCGAGCCCGGCATGTCGACGTGCACGGCCAGCCTGCTCAACACCACGTCGGCCTCGAAGATCACGGTGGCATGGAAGCCCCGGAAGTGGATGGTGATCTGACCCCATGAAGCTCCGCGACCTCACGGTCGAGGTGCGGGACAAGGCGCTCAACCGCGTCGGTGCCATCCGCCCCGAGGAGCTGGTGCTGGAACTGGAAGACCAGTTCAACAACGTCGGAACCTGGAAGCTCACACTGGCTGCCGAGCACCCGCTCACGCAGGCACTGCGGACTCCAGGTTCCGGCGTCATCATCACCGGCCCGACCGACGTGCTCATGTCCGGCCCGACCTCGAAGAACGAGTTCGCCTCGACACCCGAAGACCCAGGCGGGTCAGTGGTGTTCGAGGGGATCTCCGACACCTGCATCTTGTCGGACATGCTGTCCTTCCCCGACCCGACCAACGTCAACCCGACCACGCAGACCCTCTCGCACGACGTCCGTACCGGGCCTGCCGAGACCCTGCTCCACGCCTACGTCAACGCGAACATCGGACCGAGCGCACCGGCAGCTCGACGCAGGGCTGGGCTCATCATGGGCACCAACCTGGCGCGCGGCACGGTGATGACGAAGTCCGCCCGCTTCCCGGTGCTGGGCAACCTGCTCACTGACATCGCCGTCGTGGACGGCCTTGGCTTCCGCATCGTGCAGCGCGGTGCGAACCTGGTCTTCGAGACCTACCAGATCACCGACCGGACGAAGACGATCCGGCTCGACGTCCTGAACAACACGCTGGCCGGTCAGCGCGTGGCCATCTCTCCCCCGTCCGCTACCCACGTCATCGTGGCCGGTCAGGGCGAGCAGGAGGACCGGACCTTCCGGGACGTCACGACTCCCGAGTCCCTTGCCGCTGAGGCGGACTGGGGTCGACGCATCGAGGTGTTCCAGGACCAGCGAGATCAGGCGGAGGACGCCCAACTCGACCAGTCCGGGCTGGAGACGCTGGCCGAGAAGGGCTTCACTGCGGTCGCCGTACAGGCGGTCCCGATGGAGGACTCGGCCATGCAGTTCGGCGTCGACTGGGGCCTGGGCGACACCGTCTCGGTCGTGGTCAACGACCAGGAGCTCAGCTCCACCGTCACCGGCATGATCCTGAAGGCCACCTCCGATGGCTTCAAGATCGGCGTCGAGCTCGGTGACGCAACCGGCTTCAACGCCGAGGCTGCCTACGCGCAGCGAGTCCAGGACACGGAGAACCGTGTGAGCAAGCTCGAACGCAACAGTTCGGGTGGCGGCGGCGTCTCTACCGATGACCAGATCATGAACATCATGGGGGTGTGGTAACGAGTGGCGAACACGCCGACATGCCTCTACCGAGGTAACACGACGACCAGCTTGGCGACGGTCTACACCGTGCCGACGAAGACCAAGACCATCGTCACCAACATCGTGGTGACCAACAGCGGCACGACCGCTGCGACCGTCCTGCTCCAGATCGGCGGCTACGCCATCGTCCCGAACACCCCCGTCCCGGCGAACGGCATCTTCACCCTCGACGTCACGCAGGTGATCGAGGAGACGAACACCGTCAAGGTGCAGGCAAGTTCGACCACATGCGCAGTGCACGTCTCAGGAGTGGAGGTGGCCTGATGGGCTTCAGCGTCATCCCCGCTCCCGAGGTCTCCGGCCTCACTGGAGCTCCAGGGCCATCCGGCCTGAACGGGTCCAACGGCAACGTGATCCTGTCCGGCACCACGGCACCAACTGCCGCGCAGGGCAACGACGGTGACGTCTACATCCAGGACGACAGCCGGACCTTCCTCGGTGTGACGAGCACCAACCTCACGGTCTACCGCAAGGTGTCCGGCGCATGGACTCAGGTCGGTGCCTCGCCGGTCGGTGGATCGAAGTGGTACCTGAACACCACCTCGACGTCGAGCACCGACACTAAGCCCGGCGACATGCTGCTCCGCACCGACACGGGCGACATCTGGCAGCGCAGTGCCTCTGGTTGGGGCAACCCGATCGGCAACCTGAAGGGACCGAAGGGCGACACCGGGGCGACTGGCGCTACCGGTGCGACTGGTCCCGCTGGGCCGACAGGCGCGACCGGGGCTACCGGCCCGACTGGTCCGACTGGCCCCCAGGGTCCGGCTGGTCCGGCTGGCGGCGTCACCTCGGTGAACACCAAGACCGGTGCCGTCTCCCTGTCGGCTGCCGACGTCAACGCCCTGCCCACCACGGGCGGCACGCTCAGCGGCGAGCTCAGCGTGGACGGTGCGGCTGCCACGTACCGCGAGTTCTCGTTCAAGACGGGCGGCGCGAAGCGTTGGTCGATCCAGGCGGAGAACAGCTCCGAGGCTGCCGGTGACGGCACGGGCTCCGACTTCCGGATCTTCTCCCGGAACAACGACGGCACCTTCAACCTGACCGGCATGTCGATCACCCGCAAGTGGGCGCAGACCGCCTTCGGCGACGGCAAGCCCCTGGGCGACGCGAAGGCCACGACCATCGGGGCGCACGGCCTGCGAGACATGACCTGGGAGCCCGCCCTCCCCAACGAGGGCGTCCTGCTCTACTCGCGGGGCGGCTTGCCCTACATCAAGCAGGGCAACGGGACGGTCTTCCAGGTGACGCCTGCGGGTGTTGGTCCCCAGGGTCCGGCTGGCCCTACGGGTCCTGCTGGTCCGACTGGTCCGGCTGGACCGCAAGGCATCCAGGGTGCGACTGGCTCCACCGGTCCGCAGGGTCCGGCTGGTCCGTCTCTCCCGCAGTTCGAGCCTGCCGACCTGGGCCTGGCGGCGTGGGCGTTCGACCCGGCGCTGACCCTGTCGGACGGGCGACTGCCCGGCACCTCTGCCCGCGTCACGGCTGTGGTACTGAGGCAGACGACGACGATCTCGAAGGTAGCGTTCCACTTCACCAGCTACGCGGGCGGCATCACGACCGGCTCCTGGGCTGCGATCTACGACACTGCCGGGACGAGGAAGGCCACTACGGCTGACATCGTCGGCACGACCCAGTTCCCCACCGTCTCAGCCGCTGGTGGCCAGACCGTCTCCGTGCCGCTGACCTCCTCGGTCTCGCTCACGCCCGGCATCTACTACATCGTCTGGCGCTTCCAGTACACGACGAACGGGCCGCTGCTCCTCCAGTTGGAGAACGCGGGCAACACGCCCCCGAACAACTTCGGCCTCACGGTCGTCCGGCGCTTCGGCGTCTACTCCTCTGGCCTGGGCACGACAGCACCGGCCAGCATCACCGTCTCCAGCATGGAGGTCGGGGCCAACCGCTACTGGGCGGGACTGGCGTAACCCCTTGTGACAGAAGGGAGTTCAACCCATGGGCGCTTCTCTGTACCCGCCCACCAAGAACGACACCGGCTGGCTGTCTTTCGGCAGCCTGCCCGGCATCACCTACTCCAACGGCTTCTCGTACAGCTCCGGTTCGTACCGGCTGTACGACAACCGCATGGCCTTCTCGGTCGTGGTGAAGCTCAGCGACACCGCGTCAGCCATCCCGACCACGGCCACAGGTGTCGGCTCGGGCAACGTCGTGGGTGACCCGGTCATCTTCACGCTGCCTGTCGGCTACCGCCCGTCCAGCGTTCAGGTGCTCCTGCTCGACGCCTCCCTCGGCGGGTACAGCGGACGCCTCCAGGTCGCCGGAACGCTGGGCATCTACGACGGCCCCACAGGCGCGTCGATCTCGCCTGGTGACTTCATCACCATGTCCGCCGACTACATCCTGCTCGGCATGTAACCCGAAGGAGCGCCACCCCCCACCATGGGCGCAAGCATCTACCCCCCACCCGTAGCAGCCGCCCCGTCGCCGGTCACCGCCACCTCTGGCGTCACGGCGTCGAGCGGCTTCTCGCTGAACAACTGCTTCCTGACGAAGATCAACGGCATCGCGACCGTCAAGGCCGACGTCAAGGTGGTCACCGCGATGAGCGCAGGCAGCTCCGCCCCGTACAACCTGGCGGACACCGTGATCTGCAACCTGCCGGACGGCTACCGCCCACGGCAGACCATGACCGCGCTGTACTCCACCGGCTACGCGGATGGCGAGTGTGACATCACTTCTGACGGCGACGTCACGATCCGAACGACCAACACGTACAGCCTCTCGGCCAACGACACGGTCCGCTTCTCGGCGACCTTCGTCCTGTAACTCCCCCTGCACTTCAAGCCCCTGAGCCGTCTGGCCGGGGGCTTCTTCCATGCCCACCAGGAAGGACCCCTCAGTGGCACAGACCTCCTACCCCTTCGACGCGCAGACCGTCAGCGAGTCCCAGTACAGTCAGTACTTCCGCGAGCTCCAGGACTCCGGTGTCGTCGGTTCAGCCGGTGGCCCCGAGCTGAAGGTCTCGTCGTCTGGCGGCATGACCCTGTCGGTCGCCATCGGTCAGGCCGTCGTGCGTGGCCACTTCTACAACAACGACGCCGTCGCCTCGCTGACCATCGCGGCTGCCGACACCGCCGCTCGAACGGACCGGATCGTCCTTCGACTGGACCCGGCTGCGAACAGCATCGTGCTGATGATCCTGCGGGGTGCGGCTGGCGGCGGCGTCCCCGCGCTGACCCAGACCGACACCGGCATCTACGACATGGTGCTGGCCAACGTCACGGTCGGCGCGAGCGTCACCTCGATCTCGGCTGCCAACATCACCGATCAGCGCCGCTTCGTCGGCACCCGCATCGGTGCCTGGAGCACCGCGCTGCGCCCGACCTCTCCGCGCACCGGCAAGCTCGGCTTCAACACCGACACGCTCGTCTGGGAGTTCTGGAACGGCACGGCCTGGACGAACCTCACGCAGTCCGTCGACTGGTCCAGCCTGAGCAACAAGCCCGGCACGTTCCCCCCGAGTGCACACACCCACCTGTGGGCCGACGTCACGGACAAGCCGACGACGTTCACGCCCAGCTCGCACACGCACGACTGGTCGCAGATCACGGGCGAGCCCGCCACGTTCCCGCCGTCGACTCACTCGCACTCCTGGTCCTCGATCACCTCGAAGCCGACCACGTTCGCCCCGAGCTCGCACAGCCACAGCTCCTACCTGGAGTCCGGCGACACGATCTCCTGGGCCAACGGCACCAAGCGAGTCCACGCCGACTCGGTCTCCGGGTCCGGCACCTACTACGCGGTGTGGGTCCAGGGTGACGGCACCTTCGCTCGCAACACCTCCTCGATCAGGTTCAAGGAGAACGTCCGCGACCACCCGATCGACCCGGCCAAGGTGCTGGCTCTGCGCCCGGTCATCTACGACCGCAAGCTCCAGGAGGGCGACGAGTCCCGGCGCACCGACGAGTTCGGGCTCATCGCCGAGGAAGTCAACGAGCACATCCCCGAGATCGTCAACATCCTGGATGGCGAGGTCGACGGCCTTCGCTACGACCTTCTGCCGGTGGCCATGCTCACTGTCGTCCAGGACCAGCAGGCTCGCATCGAGTCGCTGGAGGAGAAGGTTGCCCGACTGGAGTCCCTGGTCCAGGGCCTGACGGGGTGAACACCGCGATGGAGCCGACCGTTCAGGTCGCGCTCGTAACCACCGGAGGCACGATCCTGGTGACGCTCATCGGCGTAGTGGTCGAGATGCTTCGACGCAACCACAAGGCCCTCACCGAGGTGCAGGAGAACGCGCAGATCGCTCGCGATCAGGTCGCCAACTCTCACAGCACGAACCTCCGTGACGACATGGATCGGCTTCACGACGACGTCCGCGAAGTGCTCGACGTCCTTCGTCAGCACGGCTCGGAGATCGGCGGCCTGCGGGCCGACCTTCGGCAGGAGCGCGTCGAGCGCCTTGCCGTCTCCGAGCGACTGGACCACCACCTGACCACGGTCGCCTCGACCACTGCCGCGACGGTCGCTGCCGTCATGGGCGGGACCGAGTAACGACCACCCCCGCGAAGGCCCTGGCTCACATCGAGCTGGGGCCTTCGCCATGTACGGAAGGAGAACCAGTGAGCACTGGACCCCAGACCTACCCCGGCGCGAACACCACCAAGGAATGGTTCCAGGACAACTACCCCGGCTCCAGCATGGAGGTGAACGTCGGCGTCATCCACACGACCGAGGGCACCAGCCTGCCGACCTACTCCAACGGTGCCGTCGCTCCGACGATGACCCTGGTGCCGGACTTCAAGGCGAAGAAGATGGTCGCCTACCAGCACTTCCCGATCGACAAGTCCGGACGCGCTCTCGTCAACGCTGCGGGCGGCGTGGAGACCAACACCCTCAACGCCTTCCAGGTCGAGCTCGTCGGCACCTGTGACCCCGGCACCCACTCGAAGTGGGCCAAGGCTGGGTACCCCCACATCTACTGGCCGGACGCTCCCGAGTGGGCGTACGAGGGCGTCGCCGACCTGATGCGCTGGCTCAACAAGGAGCACGGCATCCCGCTCACCTCGGGTCTGTCCTTCCTCGCCTACCCCAGGAGCTACGGCTCCGTCAGTGGGCAGCGCATGAGCGGGGCCAAGTGGCAGAGCTTCAAGGGATGGTGCGGACACCAGCACGTCCCGGAGAACGTGCACGGCGACCCCGGCGACTTCCCCATCGAGAAGGTGCTGGCGATGGCGAAGCAGGGTGCGACAGCTCCCGCCCCAGCCAAGCCTGCACCGGCCAAGCCCGTCCCTGCCAAGCCTGCCCCGGCGAAGCCGAAGCCTGCCCCGAAGCCGGTCAAGCCGACGTCGAAGCTCTACAAGCTGGCCTCCGGCGTGAAGCCGGGCGCGAGGCACGTCCAGGTCAAGGACATCCAGCAGCTCCTGCTGAAGCTCGGCTACAAGATCCCCGGCGCGGTGACGGACTTCTACGGTCCTGCCACTGAGGCGGCTGTGGCCGCGTGGCATGAGCGGAACCCGAAGTACAAGAGCTACGGCGTGAAGCGGGACACCAAGCTCGGGGCGGCTGGCTACATCGCGCTCCAGAAGCAGTGTGGTCGGCGATGAGCGGCGAGCACCGAGCCCCCTCCCCCAAGTTCCAGAAGGAGTCCTTCGTGGCCCTGCTCCTGCCCCTGCTCCCCACCAAGGCCCGGCCCTACGCGAAGGCGATCCTCGCCCTCCTGGGCACGGCTGCCTCGATCGCGACCCTGGTCTACGCGGATGACCCCCGCGTGGCTGCGGTCGTCCAGGCCCTGACCGCCCTGGGTGTCTACGCCCAGCCGAACGGCTCGGTCCCCGAGGACTTCCCCGAGGACGGGCTTGACGAGAACGAGCTCACCACCGAGGGCTGACCTCGGAACGCAGAAGACCCCCACCAGCTACGTGCTGAGTGGGGGCCTTCTGTCGTCTGTGGGCCTGGGCCTCACGACTGCTTCAGCTTCTCGATGTCTTCGAGGCTGACCACCTTCGCGGTGGACCGGCGACGCGGGGTGGTCGTCTTCTTCGCCGCCGTCTTCTTGACCGGCTGCGGGGTGATGCCTGCCGGGCTCTCGTCCAGCTTGAACAGCAGGGTCTCGATCGGACCGGCGTGATCCTTGCACAGGTCCATCTCGGTGCGCTCCCCGTCGCGCGTGATGGTGTAGTGCATCGTCGCCTTGCCCACCTCGGTGGGGTCCATGTCGCAGACCGTGACCTGAACCTTCATGCGGATCTCCTTCTCTCGGTGTGTGTTGCTCGGTAGGTGCAACGTACACGAACTTGCTTGCACTGTCACTCCCTGTGTGTAACGATGTGCAAGTAGTTACCGAGACCACATGAGAGGAGCACCACATGGGAGCCCGCAAGATCCAGGACGAGCAGGAGGTCATCCGCTGGTTCGAGGAGGGGCGCACGTACGCCTGGATGGTGGACGAGTACAAGCGCAAGTACAACATCGAGACCGTGCCCTCCCTGTGGGGGAACTTCCGGCGTCGGCGTGGGTTACAGCGTCGGCTCACCCGCAACGACGAGCTGATCCCCTGGCACGTCAAGCCTGAGCACCGCTGGCTGTACCCGATCGGGATGCTGCGCGTCGAGGCTCGGCGGCGAGACAAGGGCGAGGACGCCATCAGTGACCTGGAGCGCACCCGGCTCAACTCCTGGAAGAAGATGCTGGCCGACGAGAACGCCGTCGTGCACTACGACCCGGACACCGAGGAGGGCTTCTTCTACGTCCCGCGCGGTGAGGGTGACACGGACCTGATCCACGTCCCCAAGGTCAAGACCACCCCACGCCCTCGGGTGGACTGACCCGGTTTGTAACCGTTCAAGTTTCCAGTGTTACTGTTCGACCCCGCAGTTCCGGTGCCACGGACTGCCCAGATGAAGACAACGTCTGATGCAACTTGCACACTGGCCGAA